ATGACAGTTATATTAGCGGTCTTATCAGTATGGCCGTTGACGCCTGCAGCAACTACTTGGGCTACTCAATTAAGAAGGGTACGGCAAAATACGGCTTTGATAGCTTTACGGGCTCGCCTGCGCTTATCAATCCCGTTAACGGCCTCAATATACCTTCTGGCAATTATCTACGGGTAAATAGCCGCGTATTGGCTGTAAACTCTGTAAGTTATGTAAACTCTAGCCAAGCGGTAACGGCATTTGCTGGCAGCGATTGGATAGTAGCGCCCGACCCAATGGGCAACTACTCACGAAATATCTTTATCAATACTGCGCCCGACTCAATCACAGACGATACAATTAAGTACATTATTGAAGTATCTGAAGGATTTAATCCAGTGGGAACCGCAAGCGTTGACCCAGATACTATTTTTCCGATGGCAATTAAACACGCCGCTTTGCTTTTAGTCGGTCAGTATTACGATAACAGGAATGCTATTGTAGTTGGAACCATACAAGCCAAGATATCTTTAGGCTTCGAGTATCTTTTAGATCCCTACAAAATCCAAATAATACTATAATGCAAGCGGGATCTATGGACGTATTGGTAAGCCTGCAGAGTTATGCGGAAACCATCGACCCAAATACAGGCGAGAAATTACAAACGTGGACCGAATACGCAACGGCTTGGGCTCAGCGTGTAGAGCAGGAAAGCGGAAGCGAGCAAGTGAATGCGGACCGCCGCGAGCATAAGCAAATAGTTTATTATACCGTGCGCTATAACTCAGCAATCGGAGTTAAGGACAGAGTAGTTGACGCGGGCCTTAACCATAATATTGTTAACATTGCAAACATAGCAAGGAATTTATATTTGAAGTTGGAAACTGAATTAACAGAGTGAGCAATAAAGTTGAAAATATCGCCGAGGTTATTAACTCATTAAAAGCGATGGGCGTCGAAATAGATAGCCCAGATTTACAGCGTATGCTCAAAGCTCAGGCATTACCAATAATTAGTAGTGCAAAAAACTTAGCGCCTAAAGATAGCGGAGACCTTGCAAAGTCGATAGGATTTATTACTGGCAAGGATAAGGACAACAAGACCAAAGTATTGATAGGATTGCGCAAAGAATATTACAATAATTACCTAGGGCCAATGTTTGAATATGGCACAGTTGCAAGGATTCAGCAAGATACAGGCCGCTATACTGGCATTATTGAAGCGCGCCCTTTTATGCGCCCTGCATTGGACCAAAACGCGGGCAAGGTAACGGACGGAATTATAAACGGCGTGGATAAAATCCTAGCCAAATTAGCAAAGAAAAATAACTTAATATATAAATAATCATGCCAACCACAGGACCAGTTAACGGCACGCTCATAAGCATCTATAAAGATGTGAGCGGCACACTTAAAAAAATCGCTAACGCGACATCTAACTCGCTCGACATTTCTAAGGATATGATCGACGTTACAAGTAAAGACAGCGCAGGCGCGAAGGAATTTATCGCGGGTGAGTATGGCTACACTTTGAACGTTGAAGCAATCTTTGAAGATGACTCAAGCGTAGGAGCTTCACAAGTTTCGTACAAGGATTTGGTAACAGATTTGCTTGCGGGTACTTTATTGACTATCGTCATGACATCAAACGTAACGGGAGACGAAAAATATAGTGGCTCCGCTTTCTTTAGTAGCTTGAGCTTGAGCGCACCAAACAATGACAAAGCAACTTGGACGGGAACCTTGCAGGGATCTGGAGCTTTGACTTTGGGAACTGTATCTTAATAGTATTATATTTGTGCCATGAGCACTACAATTAAACTAGGGGATGCTCAGCATCCCCTTTTATTTAACATGAATAGCCTGCGCAACATTATGGAAGTTGCAGGCATGGAAACTTTTGCGGATTTAAACCTACAAAAGGACTTGGCTAAAAGTATGGACTTTGCTTTAAGCTGCGCGTTTTACGGAATCTTGGAAGGCTACGAGGCCCAGGATAAAAAGACGCCTTATCCAACGGTGCAAAAGTTAGGCGCTGCCATTAAAAAGTTTCAAGAAATTAGCCCCGCGTTAGAAGGATTCACGGCAGCAATTACAGATTTTTTTGCACCTGTTGAAGATTCAACGGGGGAGTAAATGCCAAGGGCGACAGCGCCCCGCTAACTTGGCGCAAGATTGAGCGCATTGCTTACGGCGAAATGATGCTAAGCGAGCAGGCTTTTTTAAAGTCAACGCCTCGCTTTTGGCGTTTAAAATTGGAAGGGATGCGCGAAGCTCAGCAGCAGCAGTATCGCAACCAGTGGGAAATAACCCGCTGGGCTGTTGCTACGGGCATGGCCCCGCACTTAAAGAAACCTATTGAACCCAAACGGCTGTTAACATTTCCTTGGGAGCAGTCCGATTACCTATCAATACACGACGCTTTAAAGTTATATTCGCATGTGTTTGATAAGTTAACCCCAGACGCCAAAGCATGAGCGCCCCTATAAAAATAGTCTATTCAATTTTAAGCAATGCGGCGGGGGTTACTTCGTTGGTAGGCACGCGGATAAACCCCGTTAGAATCCCGCAAGAGTCAGCATTTCCCGCGATCAGTTACAACCTTGTTTCCATTGCAGCCAACCCAACTAACTCAGGGCACAGTCGTACGGAGTTTGCAAGGGTGCAAATTAATGTTTATGCTACAAGCTTTGCAGATGCCATCGAGTTGAGCGGGCAAGTTAGGGCGGCCTTTGATGACGCGGTAACGCCTGACACTTATAACACGGCTTACGTGCAAGTAATTGAATACGACGGCGAGAATCACACAGCAGACGATACGGCGGCGTTTGCGGGACTTTACCAAATTTCTCAGGACTATTTATTAAACTATATTTATACTTCGCCTGCGCCTGCTGCAGAGTCTTTTATCCTTTTGGAAAGTGGCGACTTTGTGCTTTTAGAAACTGGTGATAAAATTATAATCTAATGGCTAAAAGTTTAAATATTGTAATTGGCGCCGACATTGAAAAACTGCGCGAAGGGTTTAACAAAGCCATTGCTATAGTACAAAAGAGCAGCAACCAAATGAGCGCCGAGGTTGCGAAGTCGGCGAAGTCGATGGAGGAACGTTTGGCGGCTATTGCTACGCGTAACCCAACGATGGGAAGCGTAAGGCAGTTGACTCAGTTGGCGATGGAAGCCCGGGCATTAGGTCCAGAGTTTGCGCAAGTTGCCAATGAAATAATTAAACAGGCGGGCCGCATGAAGGACAGCATCGCGGACACGCGTGCAGAAGTTGGATATTTTGCGAGTGATACACGGCGATTGGATGCGGTGCTTGGTGGAGTGCAGGGATTAGCAGGTGGCTTCGCTGCCATCCAAGGTGCAGCTGCTTTGGCAGGAGTTGAAAATAAAAACCTGCAGGCTACAATGGTTAAGCTGCAGGGAGCAATGGCCTTAGTAAGCGGATTGCAAGCCGTGCAAAATACCTTGCAACAGGAAAGCGCAGCGGTGCAGGGCTTCCTTGCGTTGCGCACTACTGTATTAACTACAGTACAAACTGCTTACACTACGGCAGCAGCTGGCGCGATAGGCGCACAGAGGGCTTTAAATATAGTAATGGCCGCCGCTCCTTGGGCTTTGGCTATTGCTGCAATCAGTGCTATCGTAATTTCGATTGCGGGATATGAGGACAAAACTAAAAAATTGTCAGCAGCGCAAAAGAATTTAAACGATATACAGGACGATACAATTAAGAATTTTCAAGATGAGGCAAAAAGTGTAAGCGCATTACTGGCTATTGTAAACAGTCAAGCGGCCTCTATGAAATCACGCAAAGAGGCTTTAGCGGAAATTCAAAAAATATATCCAACCTATTTAAAAAATCAAGATTTAGAAAAGGTAAGCACTAAAAGCCTAAGCACCGCCACAACTAACTTAACGGCGGAAATTTTAAAGAACGCCAGAGCAAGGGCGGCCTCCGCAAAGTTGCAGGAATTACAGGGCAAGCTATTAGACATTGAAGCGGAAAAGGACAGGCGCAGAGTTAGCACGCTTGAGGAGGTTAGTAGATTGCAAAGCATTGGAGCTAGCCCGTCGCAAATTCAAGGCTATCAGCAAGCGCAAGAGGGCTTAAACAAAGTTTTAAATATAAACGAGGCTGCACTAAGAGGGCAAGTTGAGGCGGTTATTAGATTGGCTACGGCTGAAAATTTAAACCTAGTCGCCACAACAGGAACCACTACCGCAATAAATAATCAAAAGGACGCAGTCAAAGGATTGACTACAGCAACCGACGAGCTGACCGCAAAGAATACAGGCGGCAGTTTATTGGCTCC